AATAATGATCTGATCCGTGGTCCAAGATCCTTGTTACGCGCAGGAATCTGCTGTAAATTAGGATTATTCATCGAAAATCGTCCTGTGACTGTCCCACCCCCATCACCTCTCAATTGGTTAATCTCCGCGTGGATACGGCCCTTAGAACTATACTTTAGAATGGTATCTATAAATGTTGTATGAGCTTTATTAATTTCTCTAGCTCTAGCTATACATTTAACTACATCGTGTGGATGATTTGCTAAAAAATTCTTAGTAAATGAAGGTGCTCCAGTTTTCTCTGTTCTATCATAAGGCAGTCCTAACTTCTCAAATACTTTAGCTATGGACCTTGCAGCCCATATCTGTACTTCTATCCCCGTACTTGCTAACACCTCACCTAGCATTTTTTTCTCTTGTTCTATTAAAGTTCTTTTTTCGATCGCTGCTTGTTCTTGATTTACACGCACCCCGAGAAACCTCATATCTACTAGAGCAGGAAATAATTCTGTTTCCATATCAAATATAGATTGAAGGTCCTGGTATAAAATTTCTTTTTTACATTCCTGCCACAACTCGTATGTGAGTTGTGCGTCACGCTCTGCGTAAGCACCAACGTGCATAGCTGGGAGTTTATACATCTCTGCTTTAGGATCTACACCCCAAGATTTAGCAGCTTCATATAAAGCTGTTTCATCTTTACCTTTACCAAGGTAATCTCTACAAATTCCATTTAAATCGTATCGTAATCTGTTTTCATTTATAATTGCAGCAGCAATCATTGTATCAACAATCTTGCCATTAATTTTAATACCTAGTCTACGTAACCAACACACGTCATACATTGCATTATGAAATATCTTAATTGAATCAGTATTCATTTGATCCTGTAACCATTTAAGGACCATCTTTCTATCTAAGTTTCCTCCACCTTCGTGAGCAATTGGATAGTATGCACACCAATCATGTGTAGCTAAAGATATTCCTACAACATCTCCAACTCCTATAACAGAACCGGAGCCCATTCTTTCATTTAAGTTTGGATCTTTTGTTTCTAAGTCAATTGCTATCTCATCGTATTTGGATAGATCTGGAAAGTCTGTTGGCGCTGTCCATTCTGTTTGTGGTTTAAATATCGGTATCTGCATAGTCCCTTTCTATTGCCATTTCACAATAATGAATTGCCTTAAGTAAATCTTCCTTCTGATTTTTCTGCTTGTGCCTACACAAGTATTTAATAGCATTCCCTTCCGCGAATGGTATATTGTTTTTGTTAATAAATTCACTAGGCTGAATGACCATCGATTGATAGTGATTCCCTCCTACCTGTCTTTTATATGTTTTGCTCATATCCTAAAACTCTTGTATATATCTTTCGGTCTAACAACATGTAGATGTTCCTTAGTTCTAGTTGCACCTACATAAAATAATCTGTTTTCATCATCAGGATTTCTTTCATAATTTCTTTGAGTGTTTCTGCTTAGATCAGTTAAGAGAACTACGTTTTGAGCTTCTCCTCCTTTTGCTCCATGAATTGTAGATAATATAATTCTTGGTTCTTTATTTAACTGTTCTCCGTTTTCTCTCATCCTTCTAATGTATCTAACTCTTTCTTCAGGAGCTTGATCAAATGCTTCATACCATATTTTTTTAGTATTTAAACCTTTTTTATTATAAAGTTCATCTAAAGAATAGAAATGATCTTTATCTAAATAATTTAACTCTTCCTTTTGATAATGTTGAGGTGACATATAAGTAGCGATTCTGGTGATTTGATCAGCGTTTATAGGTTTACCTTTACGTGCTGATTCCCAATCAAATATTGCATCATATAAATCTTGTTCATATGCTTTCTTAAATTTATTTCTGTAGAACATTCCTTTTGAATATAAAACATTTTCTAAATCATTCAACATATATCTCGTTCTACCTAAAACTAGCCACTCTCCTGTGGACATATCAATGTTTTGAAAATCATGATAATAACTTAAAGCACCTTCGTGTACTCTTGGTTTCCAATCTTTGTGAAGTCTATTAGAAATTCTTCCCACTATATTCATTGCTACATCGTGTACAGCTCTTGGTACTCTATAAGATTGAGTAAGGTTTAATAACTTTCCTTTTTGAGTAATGAAGCTATCTACATCTGCACCAGCCCATCTAAATACAGCTTGGTCATCATCTCCTGCTATAAAACTATCTTCTGTTTTATCCCATATAGATTTTGCCATGTTCCATTGAACTCTAGATAAGTCTTGGGCTTCATCTAAAAACACAACATCAAATTTTGGTGAGGCATCCGACTTTACAAACTCTGTAATCATGTCTGTAAAATCAATAAGATTATATTCTTTCTTATAAGCTTTTAATTCATTAACACAAATAATCAGATCTCTTAACGAAATGTCTTGTGTGTGTTCTTTTAAATTATATTGTTGTTCAGGTGTTATATTCTTTAATCTTGCTAGCTGAATAATTCTAAGAATATCACTGTTAGTACTAAATATTCCTGTCTGATCATTATCATATTCATGATAATCTAATCTTATATTCATTTTCTTTCCTAAATCCTCAAAATGTTTAGCTTGCATTACGTTTTCTTTTTTTAATCCTAGTCTTCTAAAAGCTAATGAATGTAAAGTTCTAAAATAGGGTAGGTCATCTTCACTAAAATTAAATTTTTTCATAGCCCTATCTCTAGCTTCGTATGCTGCTTTTTGTGTAAAAGAAAAAAATCCAATTTTATCTGGATCTGTATTTTTTAAATACTTATCTACTTCATTTAGTAATGTGGTAGTCTTTCCTGTTCCTGGTGGTCCTAATACAATTGTTTTCATAATGTAACAAATATCCATGCTGCAGTAAGAACAACTAATAAAATTAAATCACTGCTCATTGCATTCATTAAGATACATCCTTTAAATTAAAATGACTTCTTTCATCTTGACTGAGATCTCCTTTAATTAACACATTAAAAGCTAAAGATATCCTAGTATTAAAACTTATATTACTTGTAACACTATGTAATAAACTTGATGGAAACAATAATAACTTACCTTCCTTTAAAGGTATTGTCCACGTAGATGAATTATATTGATTATATTTTTCAAACGGCACATTAAGTAGTGGTAGCACTGATGAATTCATAGAAGGATTATGAAAAACTATATCTCCAGAATTTGAAGGTGTTTTTATATATAGAATACCACTTAAAAAACTATTTAAATGATAATGACTATTAGAAAAATGATTAGATTCATGAAACATAATCCAAGAATTTTTAATATAAAGATCAATATCTTTTCTAACACAAAGAATGTTATTCTTGTAATATTCAATTTCTTTTAGAATTTGTTTCTTAGTTTCATTAAAATCTTTATTATCTAAAACATAAGTGTCTGTTGACATTAATCCATTTTTAGCTGGCTCTATAAGTTTTCTTTCTTGCTTATTTACCGACTCATTTAACTTTTTAGTTAAAGTTATTTCTGTTTGTAAGATAGGTACAGAAAATAAAGAAGTCAGCTTTCTCATTCAGATATCCCCACTAACCACAGCATTAAAAATATATAACAAATTGGTTCCATTAAAATACATCCTTTGGTTTAAATTCTTTTGGTCTATAGACATTGTCTTGTCTCGTAAATTCATTAACACTTGTAACTGTTATTTTTTTCTTGCCTAGAGTTTCTCTTACAATTTCACATCCGCATTTATCACGTAACATTATAAGTGTTTCATCATATTTTTCAGTCCATCTCCTCTTTAATAAAAATTTATTGAAGAACTCTCTAAAAATAAAATAATGTTTTCCTTTGTTAGTCCACACGTTTCCAAACATCATATCTTCTTTCTTAACTCCTGTTGCTGTTCTATCTGTACAGTACTCTTCTAAATGATCTAACAGCTGTTCAATTTTAGAAGAACCCATTGGAGGTTCTACAATTTCTATTCCTGCAAATAATAACTTAACCATATCCGTAAATTCTTTCTTTTTTAAAGTTGGTGGAACTTTATTAACTTGTTCCATAACTGCTCTTTGAAATAATCTTTGTTCTTGTAAATAAGATGTATCTTTAAGTTTAACTCTTTCACCATCTACATTCACCCAATAATAAGGCTCGTCAAGATTAACTTTTTGTAAATCATTTAAATCAGGAAATAAAGATTGACCTCTAATTCCAAAAGGTCTTTTTAAACATAATTTTTTATCGCAATGATTACACATCGGATCTTCATTACATTTAAAACCTAATTCTTTTTTCTCGTGATATTTTATTTTATCTTGGATTGTTCTGTCATCTAATGGTGGGTCAAAGTATTTATAATTAAAAGCATTTATATGTTTTTGCCAATCTTCTGGCCATTTTCTTTTAGCATATTGAATGTATTGATAAATAATTCGGTCTCTTCCATCTGTTAATTTGCTTTGAGTTAATGATTCAATGCAAGGAGGACCATCACTAAATTCTGATTCAGGTCTTTTTAATTCTAATTTTTCTAATTCTTGTGGGGTAAGTCTCTTTACTAATAAAAAAAATTGCGAAAGTGTAACAGCTTCTCCTTTAAAATTAAAGGCATATCTTGTTGTTTTTTCATGATTAAAGTATGGTAAATTAAGAAAATTTCCTGTATCATCTTCGGATTTTAATTCAACTTGTTTTGGAAAAACCTCCGCATTACCAAATCCTAGAAACGCACTAATAGAACTTAATTTATCTCGCATCAAAGATGCGTCTACTGGAACCGTAGTAAATAAAAATATATGTGCTCCTCCACTTTTAGAACGACACATAGTTAAAGGTAAGTGATTATTATTAATTAAAGCAATAATTTTTCTGTGATCTAAATTATATTTATCCACATCTATACATCCCCATTTACACTTATTAGTTTCGTCAATGGGTATAATACCTAGACTTGGTTCAATTCCGTTTAAATGATTTGTCCAAAGTTGTTCAGTAACTGGTTCACGCTTAACAAAAGATTTACCTTTTATTTTAGTACCATCTGCATTCTTTTTTTCAACATAGGTACATCCATGCGCTCTCTGTAGTCCGGAAAATAAATCTATAAAATTCTTCATAATTTTTTAAGTGGAGGGGCGGATCCACTCTCGCTTAGCCGCCCCATCCTATTCATCCTGATCGGAATGAATTCTTAAAAGTGGCTTTGTTTGGATGTTCCAGGGTTAGAATCAGAAGTATGTTTAGCTTCAACTTCTCCTTTTGAAACTAATTGAGAAAAGGCTTTTGCCATCTCATACGATCCTCTATCCTTTACTTCTCCAACTTTAGACACATCCCAACCAAACCATGTACCTTTGTCGTTAGACTGTTGTACACTTCTTAGTCTATAGATATGGCTAAAAGAAGGCGGTTGATAAAGACCATTCTTACCTCTTAAAACAATGTTGTTCATCATTGAATTCCACTTACGACTAATTTTTAATTGAGTCGCTTTCATAGAAATCAAAGCTCTTTGAGGAACTCCATTTAGTTTAATAACAAAATGAGACGCAGTAGTTTCAAGATAGTTACCATTTGCTAATCTATCTTTATTTCCTTTATCTCTAGTTGTTGCAGGTAGGTCATCACTGGCATCATATATTTTTACCGGTGCTCCACCGCTATCACCTCTATCTTTCCACTCAATGTATTGTCTTTTATAATACACTGGTAGAATATCTATCCCCTTTTCGCCATCAAACAGTTCATTTGTAACTGTGTTGATTATCATGCCAGGTTCTGCCCCCTTGACATACTTAGCGTCCCTTTTATTTACTTCAGGGGATAATTGACCCAGAATTTTCAAGAACGGTAGTGCTTGATCTTCTGGTGTTAAAGCTCCAGTATCCTGAAGCTTATCAGCTTCGAACATGTCCGTAGACAGTGCTCCAGCTTTTGGCTTTTCAGCTATTTCTTTGTTCATGTTTATTGTTTCCTCTTTATTGTTGTTTTATTTCCAATGAAAACATTGAAAAGTTCCGTTGGCATCTCCTTGCCGCCTTCGATTCGTTCACGGACTAACGCTTTCAGGGTCATAGGCTCAACCTTCAACTTTTGTGTCGGTTGGTGCCCTTGACCCTTCGCAAGTTCAGCATATGCTGCTGCCTTGTCATCCTCAGAACGACCAAAGGAGACAGTGATTTCATTTTTAATGATATCACCGAGGTTGTTCTGACGAAGCCAGTTAAACGCCTTCTCTTTATTAGCTTGAGTAATAGTGGCGCTATAATTTGTTTTAACTTCTACTGATGATCCATCAGCAAGTTTTAAATAAGATAATCCCATTTCTGATAACATAGTCGGTATAACTTCTCCCGATAAATATTCTATGTCTTTTTTCTTTTGTTTTACTGCATCTTCCTGCAGTTCTAATTGTTGTTGAAGCGCTTGCATCTCTTTTATTTTATGTGCAAGCTTATCTATATTACTTGTTTTTTCTAAAACGTCTTGTTTGTCTTGTTCAAAATTAATTTTACTCATCTATGTTTCCTTTCTCATGTAAGTTTATTTCTATTGGGTAGTATTTTCTTTCTTGCTTGTCCCATTTTAATAAATTAAATTTTCCATTGGTTATATCAGAAACAATAGAACACGCAACACCAATGATTGCAGGATCTCCTGTTAATAATAAATAATCCCTAGGAGTATATTTTTTTAAACCTTGTCTTAATTTAAAAATTAAAGGACCTGGTGAAAATATAATTTGTGAAAGTTCCGGTAATAAAAACTTAAAGTTGCCATATTCTGCAGCTCCCATTATATTTATTTTTGGTTTACCATCACGTGTTCCAGCAATTTCTTGAATAACGTAGACTTTTGGTCCATCATTATTATTACTCATTACTGTAAACATATATTTCCTCTTTCTAGCATTGACAAATATATATGTCATAGTATATAAGAAGTCAATAGAAAGAAAAAATTTATTATGAAATATAAATTTAGAGTAAAACCTTATAAGCATCAAATCACTGCTTTAGAAAAGTCGTGGAATAAAAAAACATTTGCATATTTTATGGAGATGGGTACTGGAAAAACTAAGGTTCTCATAGACAATATGTCCATGTTATACGATAAAGGAAAAATAGATGGTGCCTTAATTATTGCTCCTAAAGGAGTTTTAGGTACTTGGTACAACCAAGAATTGCCTGCTCACTTACCTAAACATATAGAAAATGTGTCTGTAATGTGGCAAGCTAACATCAATAAAAAACAAAAAGAAAAATTAGATACTTTATTTAAAACAGGAGAAGACCTTCATATTTTAGTTATGAATGTAGAAGCTTTTAGTACTGATAAAGGATTAACTTTTGCATCAAAATTTTTAAGATCACATAGAGCTTTAATGGCTATTGATGAAAGCACAACTATAAAAAATCCAAAAGCTATAAGAACAAAAAATATAATTGATCTATCAGAAATAGCTAAATATAGAAGAATAATGACGGGGTCTCCAGTTACTAAAAACCCTTTAGATTTATACAGTCAATGTGAATTTTTAGATCCTAACCATTTAGATTTTACATCTTACTATGCTTTTAGAAACAGATATGCTGAAATGAAAACCTTACATATTTCAGGTAGATCTATTCAAGTTGTAAGTCATTTTAAAAACTTAGATGAATTATCAAAACAATTACAAACTTTTTCTTATAGGGTATTAAAAGAAGATTGTTTAGATCTTCCTCCTAAAATATATATGAAGAGAGAAATAGAATTATCTAAAGAACAAACTAAGATTTATGAACAAATGCGTAAAGAAGCTCTTGCAACTTTAAATGGTAAGACTGTTACAACTATGACTGCGCTTACACAACTTATGCGTCTTCATCAAATAACTTGTGGTCATTTTTCTGCTGATGATGGCACTATTCAAAATATTAAAAACAATAGGTTATCTGAATTAATGAATATAATTGAAGAGATTGAAGGAAAGGCTATTATATGGGCCCACTATCAACACGACGTAAAAACTATTGTAAACGAAATTGAGAAAAAGCATGGTCCGGGGTCCGTGGTTCATTATTATGGCAAAACGCTACCCGAACAACGGGACAAGGCTATTAAAAATTTTAAGACTAAACCTGAATGTAGATTTTTTGTTGGTACTCCACAAACAGGAGGATATGGATTAACTTTAGTTGCAGCTAATACTGTTATTTATTATTCTAATGGTTATGATCTAGAAAAAAGAATGCAATCAGAAGATAGAGCCCACAGAATAGGTCAAAATAAATCAGTAACTTACATAGATATTATAGCTGAAGAAACAGTAGATACAAAGATTGTAAAATCCTTACGTAAAAAAATAAACATAGCTTCAGAAGTAATGGGTGAAGAGTTAAGACAATGGATATGATTATTAACACTATTTTTCCAACTACCATAGGTATATCTGATTGTCCTTTTATAAATGAGATTCAAGAACCTTATAAAAAAATAATAAAAGATTTTAAATATGAAAGCACTGGATTTTGTAAAGAAAGAGTTCATTTAAACAAAAAATTTAAAAAATTAAATGAATGGATAAATGAACAAGTACAAAAATATGCTAAGATTCATTTATATAAAGGTAGATATAACTGCACGGAATCCTGGTTATTAGACTATCCAATAGGATCAGGCCAATCTTTTCATAGACATCCTGGTTTTGTTTTTTCTGTAGTGTTCTTTTTAGAAGGTTATGAAGATGATACCAATTTAAATTTTGAAAACCCAGTTGTTGATATGCTTAATCCATTAAAAGTGACAGCTCACGATTTTGATAGAGTTAATGATAAAGGTTTTACCAATGATGCTATAGATAAAATTGAATATAATGAACTTACTTATTCACAAGTTTCCTACGCTCCTAAAACAGGTAGACTACTTGTATGGAGAAGTCATTTAGCACACGGATGTTTTAATAAACAATTAGAATGTAAAAGAATAGTATTTGTTTATAACTATAAATAATACCATAAAATGTAGGATATACACGCGAGGCGCGCAGAATTTTCTACCAAGGCTTATAATGAACTTTACCGTCTTCACGGTAAGCAAGTAAGCACTGATTTCTATTTTGGTTTCTTGAATAAGAACAATGCACCCATCCTGAGTTAGGTTCCCCTTTTTTGTAGAATTCTAAAATGAGTTGGTCAAATTCCAGCTCTGATTTGATCCACGTTGCAAGTACCTCATTATCTGTACCCCATATCTCAAAGTCTGCTGCAGCTGCCCCGTCGTCTGCGCAATGTTGGCTGTTAATTGAACTGCCAATCTCTATGCAAAGCTGAGCACATCGGAATCCTGATGATATAATTAAAGGTTTATCAAAATGTGTTCTTACAGGTTGTAATATGTTTACTGCTAGTGCTTTTAGATTTTCTATTTGTTCTGGACTAGGATTATTATTTATACCCTTACGTTCAGCCGTTTGGCTTTTGGTAAGCTCGTCTAATGTAAAATTTGCTGTTAGTTTCATGCTAAAAAATGTTGAAATAATTGTAAGGCTACAGCCCCCACCGTAGCTAAAAGAACCCAATAGATTTTATCTATCTTGCCACCCAATTCGTGAATACCTTTATGCATATGATTAATATCTCGCTTCACACCCTTTACATGTCCATAAAGGGATACGATGTGTTCTCTTGTTGTCTTTGGTTCAATAGACATTAAGTTCTCCTCACAATTTCTTTTTCACTTGGTGACAATAGCGCTGTCTCTGTCCTTGTCAAGCCTGTTTGATCATTAATTTGCTGTGGATTAGCAGCCAATTTAGGCATATTTGTTGCAGGTAATGGTGGAGTCTTAATTTTTGACTCATAAGGACTTCCTGGTGTAATAAGTTTTTTAATACTTGGTACAATTTTTTCCATTTGTTTTTCTATAAACCCTTTTTCTTTTATAGGATTTCCATTCATATCATATAAAGTTTGTCCTTGTTTATTCTTTTGATAAGTTTCTTTGTCAGGATTATATCCATCAGGGAACAATCGTTTTCCACGGTATTCTCTTTGAATATTATTTAACTCTGCTCTTGGGAATACCCATTGTTTATTAATAAAATATTCATACGCTGTGCTATCATCTGAATCTTCTCTCAATCTTTTTTTAACTTGCTCTACTTTTGCATTAAATCTAGGTTCAGAATAATTTGTTGGAGTAAATACTCCTCTCATTAAACCATCAATAACATCAGGATTAACGTTTTTACTTTCCAAGATTTGTCTTATTTTCATTTTACTTACACCCAATAATTCTAAATCTTTAATTCTTATATGCATATCTTTTTGAATTCTTAGATCATCCTCTTGCATTTCTCTAAATATATTTGCTAAATCTGTAGGAGTTTTTGAAGTCCAATTTTCTGCAGTATAAAATTTATCGGTTTCATCTATATCTCTTCTTGCTGTATTAAATTGAGTAGCATAGAAACCTAAGTCTTCTTTAGCATCCACTCTTATTAATCTAATACCTGTCATAAGTGCCACCAATTCATCAAAAGTGTTTACAGGTTTTCCTCCTTTAGTTACATCTTTTTTAAGACCATCACTTATTCTCTCAAAGGTAGTGACAACACCAGGTTTAACTCCCTCTAATACATAAGCAAATGATTTATTTATTTTATCAGAAAGATCATCACCTGTTGTATAAACTCTTCCGCCTTGAGGCTTTCTTCCATTTCGCAATGTTACATCTAGTAATCTATCAAAACCTAAAGGTTCGGATACAAATGGTTCTAAAAATTCTTGGATAGGACCTTCAGGTTTGAAAAGTTGATTTAAAATAAAGTCGTCTACTTGATTAGGGTTTAAATCTTGATTTTCCATTTGTTTTAAAGCTGCTTCAATAGGTCTTTGAATAACATCATAAGGCATGAAATAAGTAAAATTAATCATTAAGTTTTCCCCATTGTTCCATCCCTTTAACGGAATTAAATTAGCAATTCTGTTCCATGGCGCTGCAAAAGATCTTTTGTATGCATCTTGTTGAGATTCACTTGTGTTCGTTAAATATTCAGCTACTCCTGATATAGCTTTTCCTAATCCATACAGAGTTAAAGTGCTTCCAGTTATTCTTCTTATTCCTATTTGACGAATAGCTGCATTAGGATGCGAAGCTAATTTAAGTCCAAGCGCAATGTTAGTAGCACTTGTTCTTACAATTTCTGCAGGAAAAGATATAAAGTTTCCAAGAGGTAATCTTCTCCAAGCCTGAATCAGTGGAGGAACTTTACTGTACGTAGGATAAGAATTTCTTATCATCCATGCTGCCATTTCATCTAAAGCATCGTCTAAATTTTTGGCAGCTCCTGTAGCTATGTTAGTTTTACTAAAAGGTTCTCCAATATGTTTAAATAAATCAGCTACATCATCAACACTTTTCATACCAGCATCAAGGAGTTGAGACTTGTCAAAGTTCCAACCATATATTTTCCAAAGGTTATCTCCTCCAGCATATACTCGCGCAACTTTATCTGTTGGGGTCATCTTAATTAAACGATCAAATAGTCCGTCTAGAGTATTTAATTTTCCTACTTTAATATCATCTAATACTCCCTTTAATTCCATCGCTACTATATTTTCATCTATTACTCCAAGTCGTGTAAGCTTCTGAATAAAGTCATTAAACTGCTGAGGAGAAATAATTTCATTAGCATTAGATACTGTTTTTTCTTTTCCAGCTTTAAAGATATCGTTCATTACAATTCTCATAGAATCTAATACACTTGCTTTTCCTCCAACATGTCCAGCATTAAGAGCAAATGTTGAAGCTGATGTTACGTTACGAACTTGAGTTACAGGAGAGTATAAAGTTTTACCTATTTGAACTCCTGTTTTCATTTGAAGCATGTGTCTAAAGAAAGCATTCTCCACAAAATATTTTAAAGTGCCTCCTAATCCTTGAAACATCTGTGCAAATTCAGGTGATGTATAAAGACCTTCTAATTCAGTTTTTAAAATACCTAGTCGTGGAATTCTATTTATTTTTTGAGGAGCATTGTATGTAGATCTTGCTGCTTCTTTAGAAGCAAATAACCAACCCTCTTTTAAACCTGTTCTTGCTATAAAGTCTGCTGCATTTTTGGCCATAGTTTGTGTTATGGCATTTGTTGCTGTATTAAGTACAGAGAATTTAGCGTTTCTTTCTTGACCCAATAAATTTTTAATTGCTGTAGGAAGTTCTTCTCCTGTTTTAAGAAACTTATATTTTTTATCTTGTAATATATCTTTAGCAATAAATCTTAAAACATCTAATGGGTTTTGACCATCTCCTCTACCATTAATCATTATTTCTTTTACCATGTCATCAGCTGAAGTTTTATAGGCTTGCTGTGCACTCATGTTAGGATAACTTTTTCTAGCTGCTTCTCTCATATTTTTATTTTTAGTTACTAAATTTTTTCTAAGCCAATCACTAGCAGCATTTGTAACTTTTTCAGATGGAACGTAGTTTTCGTTAGTAAAAATTTTAAACGATCTGACAATATTATTACCTATGTTTCCTCTTATAGATGCTTCTATATCTTTAGTAACAGCATCTCCTTGTTTTCCTTTAGGAAGAACTCTTCTAAAATTAGCCATAACTTTTATTAATTCTTTTTTAATTTGTTCACTTTCTACTTTTAAATTTTTAGGAAGAGTACTTAATGTTCTTTGTCCTTTTAAGTATTCATCTATTTGATCCCACCAATATTTTTCACCAGCAGGTGAAGTTTTATTTCCTTTGTATCTTCCTTCAAATGTTTTTGCTAAATTATAAACTTTTTTATCCAGTGCTTCGAAAGCTCTATCAAATTTTCTAGCTGTAGACCTTGCAAAAAGATTTACTTCTTCATTAGCTCTCTCAATTGTTTTAGGATTTTTACCATAAGATCTTAACCAAGATAACCAGTTATCTAATTTCTTAGCACTTCTTCTCATAGGGTCAGCACTTGTTGTAGATCCTAATCTCCATTCTTCAAAAGGAGGAAAATTTTTTCTATTTTTAAAATGCCCTTTAATAGTAGGTGCTAACATTTTTGTAAGTGTCCAATCCGTTGCACCTCGAATAGCGTTTGATGTAGCTTTGACTGCCGGAGCTGCTGCGTCTCTGGATAAAACATAACTAACTGGTTTAAATAAAGCCCAGTCTACTCCTCTTGCACCTATTCTTGCTGTGTGTTTCAATGCCCATTTAGGACCAAGATATTTATAACCAAGTTGTAAACCTTTTCCTACAAGCGGAAAGCCTCCTCCAACTACAGTTCCTTCAGCTCCGTATTTAATTTTGTTTTTAAGAACAGCTGCAGCTTTTTTTCTACCTGTTAGACCTTTAGTTTCTGAAGGTTGAGTAAAAGGAATAGGTGTAATAGCTCCTCTATCAGGTTCAGAAGCAATAAAATCTGTAGCAGCACCAACGCTTGCCCATTCTAAAGCTCTTTTTGCAATCTTACTAGTCTTTGTAGCTTTGTTAAGTCCTAAAAATTTATACGCTGGAGCTAATGCATTACTTCTTCCAATTAATTTAGTAATTAATGTACCCGGTATTCCGTATTGAACTCCTAAAGAAGTTAACTCCCCTCTCCATGTTTCAGGCTCATCTGGTTTAATTCTACCGTCATTCATTCTCTCTTCTAAAGCGTTAGTAAAATCTGTTCCCAACACAAAATCAGTGGGTGCTGTTATTAATGAACTTAAAGCTCCAGTTAATTTCCATTCCCCTGTTTCAAGTCCTTTAGCAATTTCATCAAGACCATCAATATAGTCTCTCTCTTTCATACCTCGAGACTCACGTATGAACTTATTAATATTATAATAACGTGGTTTCTTTTTCCCTGTTACAGGGTCAGTAGCTGGCAACATTGATTTAATAGCACTTTCAGTAGGTTTTAAAACATTCATTAATGTTTCTATTCCTACCATTTTAGCTTCTTTATCTTTTCCAAAAAACCATTTGACTGGTTTCTTAGGTGCTGTCCAATTTTCTAATGATTGTAGTACTGCTTTTTGAAAATCAGTGTAGTTTTCTAACTGTTTTTTCTTTTCTTCTTCTGGAGCAATATCAGTTTTATATCGCTCATAGGGTTTAATATCCATATTAAACCTCCTGCGGTAGCACTAGGTTTACGTTGTATTTAGTATTAAAATTGTCTACGTCTTGTTGAGTTTGAATCATTGCAAAGTCTTCTAGTGCTTGTGCACTTTGAGAAAGAAGCATTACAATATCATCATTGATAGAGTTAGGAAGTCTTTGTCTTAATTCGTCATAAGATATATCTGCTGCGTCAGCTTGTGGTTCTCCTACACCAATAGCTGGTTCTTTCACAGTTTCTTGCATGCTTATATCTTCAACCATTGAACCATCTTGATAACCTATTCTACCACCTTCAGCTTTTCCTGCTTGTGTTATAATTGTTCTAACTTCTACAATAGCGTCTTGGTACATTTGTTGTTGTCCCTCTGCAGTGTTAGGATATTTTCTAATTTTAGTTCCAGGGTTATTAGGATCTTCAATTAATTCTCGTGATTTAGAATCTAATATACCTTGTAACAACTTATCTACAACTTTTGCATTTCCTAATACGTTTTGAACTAACTTATCGTCTTTTTGTAATTGCCCAATAGTAACTTCTGCGTCTCTATAGGCTTTTAATTCTTCATCAGTAAGGTTCTTTAAACCTTTTTTATCTAAATTATATTTAGTATTAACAGCGTTTTGTAGTTGTTCTACTTCCCATTGCTTAAGCCAGCCTTTACCCCCTGCCTCACTACTTAACATCTTAGCTTCAGCATCTATTAAAGATGAAAAAATATCAGCTTTTGTTTGGCCTCTTGCTTTGTCGCCTTCATCTCCTCTAGCTAAAAATCTTTGCGTAGGATCTTTTAAAGCGCTTGCAGCTGTTCCAAACACACTTCCTTTAGGTTCAGCAGTAGCCCACTCAAGACCAAAATCCATTAGGTATCTTCCAAAGTCTCTTTTAGAATCTCTAGCTGGATATAATTTTTCTGTTATTTCTTCAGACATATCATAGAGTCTTGGATAATCTACTTTACCTGCTTTTTCATAACCCGGTCTGTCTAAACCAGAAGTTATTCCACTTGCAGATCCTCCTCTACGAAACAAAGGTCTATTTAATATTCTGCTCATTATCCTTGTGGTCTCCCCAACCATGCACCGCCAAGGAAGGTTCCAATTCCAAGAGCCGTTTGTAAAGGCGTTGGATTAGGCGTTGAAGTAAACTGACTTCTTCCTGGATATCCTGAAATCATAGAACCTACTCCTGATCCATAAGTTCCTATTCTTTCATAAGGTTCCATAGCAGCCATTCTGTTTTGTTCTCTTGTAGCATCTAGAAGAGCTTGTGCTTGAGCCTGTTGTCTTGCGCCCACTTGACCCAAAGTACCAATTCTTCCTGCTGCTAGTGATGGTTGTAGTTGTGCTAGATTCATTTGTTGTGTGTAATCTGCTTGTGCTAATCCTTGTGCCTGAGTGAAAGCATCTTGCAACATTCTTGCTTGAAGTGTAGCTCTATCTAATCCTCTTTGAGCACCATACTCTCCTAACTGTACTCCTGCTCTACCTGCTCCCAGTACTCCAAGTTTAGCTTGTTGATCTCTTAAACTTTGTTCTTGAAGTTGTGTTTGTTTATCATACTCAGTAAGAGTCGCATCAATAACATCCGTTTGATACGGGGTCATATAAGGTTTGTAAGCTTGAGGTCCTGTTAAATTTTGTGCAGCTGTTAAATATTGTTGATATCCTCCAAGTCCTGTTGCTCCAGTATCTCCTGCTAAAGCTGCAGCTTGAGTTTGTAATGGGTCTTGACCTGCAACACTTGGTGCAAATTTAGAAGTGTCTAACGCTATTGACGTTAAACCTTTTAACTGACTTAAATAATCTTTACCCGCTTCTTCTATAAACGGTGCTGGTAATACTTGTGATTGTTGTACGGCCATTATGCTACTCTGCTCTCCAATTGTTTCATTGTTCTATACATTTTATCTGCACCACGGTCAACATCTCCACCGCCTGCAGCTCTTACAGCATCAGCTGTAAATACAAATTCGTTCTTACTTAATCTTGCTGGTACATCATCTGCTTTTTCTGCTTTACCAATAGGTACAAATCCTCCACCTCTTAAATCCATTTCCATTCCACCCATACTCATAATGCCTCCACCGGCTTTATTTATTCTTCCACCTTGAGCTGCACCATAAGGACTAATTTCAGGTAAAGGTTCTTGAGGTCTTTGAGGTCTTTGAGGAACTTCAGTAGCGTCTCTTGTCCAGTCTGGAAGACGTTTCATTGCACCCATCGTTGCTATATTTCTATTAGATACAGGCTTCATAATTGGGGCGCTCTCTCTAATAGATGCAATATCAGTTGTTCTTGGCATAATTCCACCTGCTCCAGTTTCTGTAATAACTGTATCTACAAAACTTGCAGGACCTGATTGACCTATTGATTGAATTCCTTGTCCTGGAAAACTCATTCTATTTTGAAACATTTGTTGTAAAATTTGTTGTATCTCTAATTCTGTTTTACCTTCTGCTCTTAATCTTTCAATTAGTTGTAACATTTCTGCAGAAGTCTGTCCGCCTGAAGCATAACCTATTCTTCCACCGTCAGCTTTTTGAATAGATTCCCATGGTGGTAAGAATGCTAAGTTCTCTGTGACTTTTAAATTTTCATAAGTTTCTTTATCACCACTATCAATAGCAGCTTGAACTTTCATTTGAATATCATCTAAACCAATTTTACTTCCTCTATCTCCAATCATGTCTTCAATTTTAGGTTGTTTTTCATTGGCTCTTTTTTGTAATGCACCTATTCCTAATAAACCTGCTCCGGCTCCTATAGCTACTTTTAAAGGATCTATTTTATCCGTGCCTTTTTTATAAAATAAAGCATCTCTTATCTTTCCAAATAAACTATCATTAACAGGTTTATCTAGTTTATAAGCTTGATCCTGAGTCATTGCTCTTTTAGCTATTCCAAATACATTACTGCCATCAGGCTTAACTGAATCAAAACCCATTCTAAGATTAGGATTGTTCATTCCTTGGTAAGCCATTAAAGCTCCCATTGGATTTCCTTGTTGTAAACTTCGGATTCCTGAATAGGTCATTGCGTAAGGCGCTGTAGCAGGGTTCAACATTAAAGCTGATTGAACAATAGGGTTGTCTATAACTTTCTTAATACCTCTTCCAATTTTTTTAACAATACTTCCAAGACCATATGCTTGTCTAATACTTCCACCTTGAGCCATGTTCTCTCTCATAAGCTCTAAATATTCATCAAAAGTTAAAGTTGGAGGTATAAGACCATTTTTTCTAGCTTCTTGAAAAGCTGCAAAAGATTCTGCCATAGCATCATCATAACCATAACTTGCCATTTGTGTTTCAGGTCTCATATCTCCTTGATATTTGATAGAAGGAGCCCCAGCAGTTAATTCGTCAGATAGTTGTAAGTCAGTTATTGCCATAGTTGTATAAATTAAGTTATTAAAAAGGCAGGAATTTCACCTGAACTTTTACATTACTTTGTTTTTGGGAACAAATCAAGTCCTGGAGCATGCACTATAACATCCGTTTGAATATCATTCTCTGGGATGTTCTTGCTCTTCCATTCTTGTTCACTCTTATATATCTCTCCCGTTTTCTTGTTTTTTATAGTTGTTTCTACTTT